TCCTCTCCGTCGTATCCGCCAGAATGAATGGCACCTATGGTTACTACAATAAAATCTAACAAGGCATCTAGCGTTTCTAATCTGTCATTGTTATCAATGGCTACTTTTAGTTCTTTCCATTCTTCTTCCATTAATTTAAGATACAAATTAAATTGATCTAAATTAAAATTATCTACTGATTGATCGCAGGCTCGCATAAAACGTTCCTGATCTCTAAATGGATTAGTCATTGTTTCTCCTTGAGGATCCTAAGTATTTTTTTCTGTTCTTGCTCTTTTAACCAACGGTGCTCTAGTTCACCAAAGTCGGGAGCATCGGCTAATGCTTCTTCTACTATGTATTTGATAAGATAAAGATCTTTTTTACATTCGAAAGCAGTGAAGCCGTCGTTATAAGCACTAGCACATTCCCTTGATAGAGAACGCAGCTGATTGGCTATATCGGCAGCATCCCAACTTTTTCTAAAACCCATTAAGAATTTACCAGAGGTATAAAATTATCGTCTGATGTTGGTGGGTCGTTTGAAATAGCTAACATACATTTAATGTCAACTTTACGTACAGTTTTTATTCCGTCGCCGTCGTCTATCTCCATGCCCCTAGTCCAACGACCGTGTTCGACTAAAACCCATTGACCTTCTTTGACGTCTTTTTGCTCTGGGCCTATTTTGTATACCTTGCCCCAACGTGGTTTAATACCATGTACCTTACCATCGTCGGATTTTAAAATGATACCGGAACTGGTTTTCTTTTCTCCAAATTCCATATCAATAATTAAAACGTCGGCATGGATTGCCCTAATTTTTAATTTCTTTGGTTCGTAAGCAGCCATTTTATTCCTGAGCTTTCTTTTCCGATTTTACACTCTTAGGATTTTTTTCATAATAATCAGAAACGATATCTTCACGCTTTCTAATAATTTGTCCGCCAGGCCCCAATTCATCCCCGCGAGCATTAACTCTAGCATTTCCTACTGCCGGAGTTAGTTCATTTAATAGGGCTAGTTTTTCCATGTCGATCTCTTTGCCCTGCATTGTTCTATAAGTCTTTCCCATTTTATTCTCCTTTAAAGAAGTCCGATATAGGTAATCTATATTTAACACTATCTATCTTATGTATACCTATAAGATACAAACAGTAGCTAGAAACGGAACTTCCCCTACCTACTCCCCAGACTATGTTATTTTTTCTTAGTGTATCTACAAGATATTTCATAACTTTTAACACATCTAACATATTGTGTTTTTTGTATAGATTTAGTTCTTCGACTAATCTATCATAATTTTCTTTTGGACATTGATTTACCAAAAATTCTTCTATATCCATTTCCTTATACTCTTTAGGAATAAACCATTTTCGTCCCTGTGGTTCCTCAATCAAAGGAAAAGGATAAGGGAGTTTTTCATCACTTATCCTTTGGATATAATTTTCAATATTTGGATTGTCTGTGTCTACAAGGCAGTGCTCCAAAATATTCGGACCGTGCTTTAAGATACCTTGTAATAGATTTTCGTCTGTATTAATCGACATTAATAAGTTGACCCAAGTCTTCGTTCGTTACGTTGTTGTTCATAGATAATGATTTAGCTTGTCGTTTACGCATTTCATCTCTATATATTGTAACAAATGTTGACAGTTGTGTCAATAGTTCTTGGCTTCCTAAACGGGATGCTTGATAATGTTTTTTAGTCAATTCTTGTAATTTAGATTCTACTTCTGAATCTTTAAGTTTACTAAGATCGCCTTCAAGCGGATGGAACATTATGAAAATTGTCCTAAATAGTTAAGGAAAATAACTCTACCCAAAGAACCTGGATCTTGACTTTTGGCTCTAGTTATTATTTCAATTAAAATTGGATTAGATGTGCTGGACACAGCTAACGATGTTGGAAAATTGCTGCTTTTTTTGATAGGATACGCACCGTCTGTAAAAAAAGATACATTATAAGTTCCGCCATCGGATAATAATTCTACTGTAACTTTGTTTACGTTATCAGTTGAAAATCCTTCAAACTCAAAAGTTACATCATCATCTAGTCGATAAACTTGATAATCTGCATTTCCAAAATTTATATCGATTCTATTACTTACACCGGAACCAGTTCCGTAATTATTAAGACTATGTTGATTTTGTTTTAATACCGCATTTGATAAGACTTTGTTGTTATAGCTATTGTCACGATCAAGTCTAGCAGTATAATTTAGTAATTCATCTATTTCTGTTTTGGCAGTGTTTAACGCAGTCTTGATATATGAGAAGTTATCTCTAAAGCCTTGTGTATCATTATCCACACCAGCAACAGGATAGGCCTCGTCAATGGCTGTTGCGTTAATATTACTGTTTGTTGGCATCTTTTATCTCCACCTTATAGGTATTTATTGTCTAAATTTCTCTGCTTCAAATGTTGGAAATGCGAGATATTTATCCTCTATTTCTCCGTCTAAAGCATCTATGATATAGCGATCTACTTCAAAGTCTAAAACTTTGAAATCAAATTGACTGTTTTTAATGTTTAGTATAATATCATCTGCTTGCCCGGGTTTAACGTAGCACAGCGGAATCATACTTACAAATCCTGGTTCTGCAAATTGATCTTCTTGAATACTTCTCATCCATAACGGTAAGTATGACCTATCTCTATCTCCGGTCTGCTTAAGTCGCTTACGCATATTTTTAATAGAGTTTGGAAATATCCGTTGGTGATCTTCATCGCTGGCTAAGGGAATATCGCTGCTGACATTTATTCTTGTGTTATTAATCAAAAATGGACTGTTGATAGTATCTGATAATGCTATTAAACTAGATATACTCTTTCCGTTCTTAACTAAAGGATCGACTATTTCTACATATACTACTTCATATATTACATTTTGAGTAGATGTATCTTTGGCTACTGCTTTTTTTACACTACCAAAATTTAGTCTTTTGAAGTAATGATTTCTACTCATTGCCTGTACAAAGGTTTCGGCGGTGTTGCTTTCGATACCAGCAAACATCAGCATTTTAATTTCGTCCTGGACGCCAAACGCAGGATCGCCGTAACGATAGATTTTTTCTGGAATAAAAATAGAAAAATCTGAAATAAAATTATTCCAAACTTCTCTCTTTGATTTTTTCTGATAGGCTTTAAAATATAAGTTACTATAGACTATGTCAGCTTGTGTTTCTATTTTTATCTGAAAAGTTTTAGCACTTTCTGTATAGTTTAAGATATCTCTGGCTTCAACAATAAATGTATAGACTCTATCAAAAGATGTTAAGTTACTGTCATATGTTGTTGAGGTATAATCTCTAGCACTGCTGCCATCCCAATTATAAAATCTAGTTATGCCTTCTACTAACTCTGTGCCTATTTGATTAACCTTACCGTATATTTCACCTGACGGTAACAATTTTAATCCCGGAGGTAGATGTCCTGATCTTAGTTGATAAAATACATTTCCGCCGTTTATTTTAGACTGTGCTTCTACAAATAACATACTGTCTTTATTAGGACTGATAGTACCTAGCTCTCTATCTGATATCCATACAATACCGCTTTCAATTTCGCCCAATACTCTTAGATTGAACGTTCTAGCCGTTGAAGCAGATACGCCGTTGTCGTATGTGTTTACAGCACTTACTGTAAATTTGTAATCTGTTGTTATTCTTGGTTGATAAGGTAAACTACCTACTAGTTCTCCTGTTATTGTATCGAGATCTAACCCTGGAGGAAATACACTGTCGTTGCCAAATATTATCTCAGCATCTTGAATTACTCTTTCACCTAGACTAGGATTAAACGTAATTCCATACCTAGCAGTATATCCATCAATTTTTTCTACTTGTAAAATTGTGTAGGTTCCAAGGGAACTGTCTAGATAATTGTAAACATTAGCAACAGCAAACTTTTGATTTCTTCTAGGTAAGCCAGTTACGCCTTTAGGGTCTGGAACTATGTCTACTTCAATATAATCTGTTTCGTCTCTAAATATTCTAACAGATTTTCCGCTAAATTCGGGATTGATTGTTTCTGATCTATATGAAATATAACCAGGCATTGATGGCGGATTATATACATCTAAATAAACTGTTACATAATTATTAGCACGTCTAATTCCCAGATCTGATTCAGTTAACCATATTGGTCTTCTTACATAGGTATTATCCGCTCTAAATATACCTGTGCCTACTTGCATTATAGTATTGTCAGATCTTAGGAAATCTTCGCTGACAACATAAATTTGGAAAGTTCGACGGTCTTCAAATAATCCGTCTGTGGCAACTACTGTAAATTGATAGTAGCGTGTTAATCGTCTTGGAAATCCTGTTTCGTCAAAGTAGTCAAAGGTTCTTGAATCAAAATCAAAACTGTCAAAGCCATTAATGGGTCTAGTACCTAGATCATAAGGTTCAGAATCAAATAAATTTAAATCAAAATTACCGCTGTATATCTTGTAGTCTAAGGCAAAAATAGGATCGGTGAACCCTGTAATACGTCCGCCTCTTGATAATGTTAATCCTGGAGGAAGTTCCCCGCCGTTGTAAGGAATGTAGTATTCTATAGTGTCCCCGGCAGGCATATCGGGATCCATAGCTATTAATTGAAAATCTACTTTATCGTTGTCAAGAACAAAAAATGTTGAATTAGGACCTACTGGTAATAGGCCTCCTGTAGTTACCCATCGAGGTTCGTCGTACCCTCCTACAGATATACTAAATGTTCTATCTTTATTTTCTACACCATCGCTGGCTCGTATAACAAACCGTGAAGTAGTAGGTTTAGAAACTTCAAACGGAGTTCCTAGAATGTTATTATTTTCTAATCTAAGACCTCTAGGCAAGGATCCTGCCTGTATAGAAAAGGTCACTGGCCCTTGAGTTGATGTGGCAAGTATTGTTATATCTTGCCTATCTCTCTCATTTATGCTCCCTAGAGACCCAGGGGGTGTTATCCAAGACAGTGACATTCATGATTCCTTAGAATGTGGCTAAAATAACAGGAGTTCTAATCCATATGTCAGCAACACCATCCCACGGTGCTATGCAGAAATAAATGTAATTGGCGTTTGCGTATATCATACCTGGCATATCACCGTTAAGACCTTTTGATGTAGCAGGAACAACATCTCTAAATGTAGCAAGCGGTGTACTAGTAGATGGATTAAAGAACCTTACAGTCTGCCCGCTTACGTTCCCTGAAGGAGTAAAAGTGCCAGTGGTTGTTACAGTACTACCTACGACGCTCTGAACTTCTAATTCTGAAGTACCACTTAGATAGAATTTAGCCCCATTTTTAATACCAGAACCAGATGTAACTGTAAAGTTAGTAGTTGAAACACCGTCGGGGATAGTAGCACTGAGCGTAGTAGTTACTTCTACGTTACTGTTGATTCCGCCCCAAGCAGATAAGTTATCACCATCTAGTGTTAGATGTCTATCAGCAATGTTCAATCCGTTTTGGAAATAACCTGTGGTAAATCTATATTCTCTATTACCTACTCTTGAAGTGTCGTTAACCGCAGGAATAACTTCATCAACAGTTCCATTAGCATTAATACGTGATTCAACTCCATCAACAAGCCTTGTAGAGTCATTGCCATAAACAGAGCCAAATACATCACCTAAAAGATTTGCTGGTAGTGTAATATCTCCGCTTAATCTAGTGTCAAACAGAACATCACCTCCAGGAGTTTGTACAGCACCAATAAATGATCCAGTAACAACACCAGCTACGTTTCCGTTGACATCACCAAGAACATTACCTATAACGTTTCCAGTATGAGTTCCTGCGGTATTACCAGTGACATTAGCAAACACGGGACCAACTATTCTTCCTGATGTAGCATCAACTAATAACGTTGAATTATCTGCAAATATAGATCCAGTAACGTCTCCAGTATGATATCCCTCAGTGTTTCCATTGACAGTAGTAGCATCTACAATGTTAGCATAAACTGTATTCCATTTTTTAAGTGGAGCACCTAAGTCGTATGAATTATTTGTATCTGGAACAATATTAGAAATTATTTCTGCTTTAAATTCTACTTCGTCTGCGTCATTATTACCAAGTGTAATAGTTCCGTCTGATGTTATATTACCTGTAGCATGTATGTTACCAGTTACATCGATATCACCAGTTATGTCAATATTGCCTGTACCGGTAATGTCATTTCCGTTTAGAACAATATCATCAATAATTGTTCCGCCACTAGCTAATAGTTTTCCGCCGGCTAAGGCTCCGTCTCCTATATAGATCGCTTTTTGATCCGTGTCATAAACCAACTCTCCATTGAGTGGAGTGTAAGTTAATCTTTCAGCTGTGGTTCCTCTTTTTAATCTTAGAGCCATTTATAATTCTCCGTTAAAACGTTCCGAGATCTATTTCTAGATCGGTTGGGACTATTATAGTTCCCATGTCAAAGTCACTGTTGGAAACAAGAAATTGTAGAGCATTGTTGAATACATTTGTATAAGTTCCAAAATCAAAAGAATACAACGCACTCACTGATTCAAAACCATTGTAGCCCCAAAGATCTCCATTAAAATTGTTAGCAGTAATGTTCCCGTTAATTGTTATATTACCAGTACCGATAATATTATTTGTGTTTAAATCTAGATTCTGTAATAAAAGATTTCCTACAGGATCAGTATTAATTGTTATTGTTTTACCGTTAACTTCTAGATTAGTGTTAACCCCGCCTACAAAAGTTAGGGTTGTATCAGAAGTATCAGCACCAATTATTATACTAGCTTCTGGTACCGAAACTTTAGTAAAAACATTTTGTAACGGAGTAGAAATAGTAATATCGTTGGAATTTTCTGTAACTGTTATGTTAGCAGAACCTTTTATAGACCTAAATTCTAACCTATCTGACTCCGTTTCCGGAGCAATAGTTGCGTCGCCGTTAGCGTTTGATTTTCTTTTGTATACAGCAGCACCGTCGCCTAAACTGCGTCCTGCTAGAACTAACTCGCTGTTTAACGATAAAAGGCTATTATTAACCTTTTGAAAAGCCGTGCGTAGATCGTCACCGAGCCCGTCGTTAACTAAATTTCCTATGTTTACTGTTTCTATAGCCATAATTATTGTTTCTATCTAATATTTATCCGCGTCTTCTAATACGTAGGCGTGGATATATGTTACCTGCAGCTGGGCGTTGATCGTAACTAACATCTGGAAAAGCTGAGCCTTGCTGTGCTCTTTCTATTGGAAAATATAGATATCTGTTTTTACTATCTCTAAGATTGGTAAAATCTCCGTAGTTTCCGTTAGTAGTTCCTATTTGCCCTGTTTTACATTTTTCAATTAGGTAATCGTATAATTCTTCAGGAGTAAAATTAGGATATCTACTCATAATACAAGCAATTACTCCTGCTACTTGCGGCCCAGACATACTAGTTCCTGATATTGAACCTAGTTTAAAAGTAGAGTTTCTTGGATCATCAGCTAAGGTAACTCCAAATTCACTGGCCGCTGTGGAATTGTAAACTGCTGATATTATATTTTGTCCAGGAGCCCATATATCTATTCTGTCACCGTAATTACTAAAATTTGTTTTATATTCTTGCGTAGAAGTACTTAATGCTCCTACACAAATAACTCCTGCGGCTGCTCCTGGGCTAGATCCATTAGAATGGTATAATACCCCGCCATTGTCTGTAATGCTATTATTATAATCTGGATGAGTAGGGTCGTCAGTAACGTACCAATAACTATTTCCAGCCGAAGCTACGACAATGATTCCATCATCAATAGCATCAGCAATGTCTGCCTCCATAGCAGGATATCTTGCCGGAGTTCTATAAAGAAAAGTTCCTGCAGGTACAGGAACACCGTTGTTTTCTAACACAACTCTTTTGGCCGCGGTAGTTTGTCCAACTACATTAGTTGTACTGCCGCGATATGTAACTTCGTTTATACTTGAAAGTGATATACTGCCGTAGCTATAACCCCAACTGTTATTTGTGACAGTAGGATTTCTACGTCCAGTAACTGGATTAATTGGTTTACTGTTATGCCATGCTCTAAGAAAATCAAATAGGTACAACACCCAACCTTGAGGTTGACTCCAACTAGGATAATCAAATTCCATATAATAGATATTAGACTTTCTAGCCCAGCCTTGAGTATTACCTGCTGTTGTGCCTGCGGTATGTGTTCCGTGATTACTACTAAAGGAAGCGTAGCTATATGTTCCTAAACCACTTAATCCTACTTCTGCTTGATGTTGAAACCAATCGT